TCTGCCCATTGCAATTTATCTTCTACCACATCGCAACACGGGTCAGGCTCGGGCTTAAATCCAGGTAGAACGGGGTAAAACCCCTTTTGTTCTGTTGCGCTGATTGCGCCTGTCTTATCTACGTAAATCATGCTGCTGATACTTTATAAAGGGTTACTGATTCCGAGTACATATACAAGTTAGCATTAGCCGCTGTGAATTGACAGGTGATTTGTAATGTTTTTGCCGAGGTTAAATCTTCAGCAGCCGTGCCGTGTCCATTCACCGCGTACATTGTTGCGTTGTTTGTGGCTGCCATTGTGCCGATGGGCTGCTGAACACCTGTTCCGACAACAAAACAACGCTGTGCATTTGTGGCTTCGACAAATAACCTTAATTCAAAACCGCCCACGCGCTCTGTGTTGTTTGTGGCAATCGCAGCAGGTGAGCCGCTGAGCATTGTTGTTGCACCCAATTTAACTCGAATAGTGGGCGTTTCAGAAACACCGCTGCCATTCTTGTACACACCTGCCAGAGATAGCACCAGAGTATCTCCCGCCGCGAGGTCAGTAGGCAAGGCATAGCTGAATATAGCTGTTTCGGTTGTGGTATTGACCGGGCCGGTCTGAGCGTTAGAATTATAAAGCGTAGTAACATCTCCACCGCCGCCGCCCGCCGGGGCCGCCCACGTACCATCTGCCCGGAGGAAGTTAGAAGTGCCGCCACCGCTGGCAGGCGCAAGCCCTTTTAAAGAACTGCTAAACGTATCGAGCAGGGCTGTTGCCTGTGTTCCTGTCAAGTCTTCGGGGTCGCCGCTTCCCGCTGTGGTTCGGCCTTTAAATCGTGCCGTGTCCATGTTGGCCAGCTTCGCATTTGTTACCGCGTCATTAGCGATGGTTGCCGCGAAAGAACCCGTTCCGCTACCTGTTACATCCCCGGTCAGGGTAATGGTCTGGTCGCCCGTGTTCGTGCCTGAAGTGTTGCCGATGACGGTGAGCTGTGCATCAGTTACATATCGCTTGTTGCTGCTGTCTGCTATGTCTGCCGTGGTGGCATCGGCTCCGGCTGTCACTAAGCCCTTTGCATCGTATGTGATTTTAGTTTTAGTCGCGCCCACGATGGCGGCGTTTTCATCTACCTTCCCATCTAATGCGGTCTGAAGTCCGGTAATGTCTGCAATAGCAGCATCCGCGCCGGCCGTTACCAGTCCTTTTGCGTCATAAGTAATCTTTGTCTTTGTAGCCCCGGTTATGGCGGTATTGCCTGCCACATACAGAGAATCAAAGTAGGTCTTTGCTGTTGCCTTGAGGTTGGCCCAGGTTAGTCGTTTCCATACCGAGGAATCCGCGCTGTCCTGCAATAGAACCGCGTCTGCATCTACCGGAGTACTTTTGCTTTTTGTGGTGTCCACATCGTGCAACTCTTCAAGTTCGTACCCATTGTCAACCTTAACGTAAATGCTGCCAACCGTGCCGTGAACGCGCTCGACCCATCCGAGTATAACCCCATTGTCAGGGGCTTGCGGCATCGTTTGCGTGTATGCCCCGGCTGTGGCAGCAGAAAGGTAAAGCGGTGAACCGGCACTCAAGCCATTGGTGTTGAGCTTATAAAGAGGCCCGCTTACAATTATGTTGCCTTCTGCCCCGGCTGCGATGGATTCCACAACAAAGCCAATAGTGCCACGGCTGGTTAGTTCGCTATCGGCTTTCGCCAGCTTTGCCGCGATGCGGTTCCCCTGTGCGCCGCTGATGTAAACAACCTGCCCCTTTGTGAACGCTGAAGCGGTGTCGTTGTAAACGCGGGCAAACTGGTTCATTCCAACCTGCTGAATTGCGCCGCCCTTCATCTGCAACTGCAAAGTGCCGTCGCCCGAATCCCAGAATACAGACCCGTCCGTGGTGGGTGTGTTGGTTGGGGTATTATCAAATTCCAGGTTGCCGAGTTGTGCGCCGTGTTCGCCCAAGTTGACATCGCCGGAGGCTCCGGTGTATGGAACCAATGCCGATGCGTGAACTCCGTCTAATGTATCAGCATCTAGTCCGCTGCCGGATCCATCCACGGTCAGCAGCTTGGTTAGGATTTCGCTGGCGGTGTCGTTCACTTCCGCACCGGCTTCAATGCCTGCCAGCTTTGATTGCATAGCAGCGGTCATCACCCCTGCGTTGGTTCCATCCGCCGCCGCTATGGTGGCATCCGTCCCGGTGCTGCTCACTACCGTCACGGTGGTGGCCGTCCGTGTAATGGTCAGGTCAGTATTGCCACCTCCACCGCCGCCGCCTTGGCCGGTGAACCCGGATGCGATGTCCACGAATATCCGGTCGCCGCTGCTGACACTTACCGCCGTGTTATTGTCAGGTGCGCCGATTGTTACTATTACGCTGTCGCTCATGCTGATATATCGCTATCTACAATGAATTTACCCTGAAGCCATGTTACTTTAGATGTGCCTACGGTGGCCTGAAGGTCATAGTTGTAACTGCCTGCGGTTACCGCACCCATCGCTGTTGCGCTCTTGGTGCAGCTTACCTCGCCAATGGCCGCATTGGTCAAGTCCCAATCCGCGCCGCTGATGGTTAAGATGGTGCTGCCTGCGCTGTCCTTAACCGTCAATACCAATGTGTAACTGGTCAGGTCAATGGGTGCAGCCGTGTCTATGTTGGTGAATGTAAATTCCCGGCTAAAGGTGTCACCCTTCCGCGCCTGAATGGTGCAGAGTGCTGCGATGGAACTATTACTATTGGGGTTCATTTTTTGTCAAGGTAAAATCAGCCATGTATTGTTTCCGGTGGCAACCAATTTCCAGCCGGCGTATTGTGTTGTAGTAGTGTGGCTGCCCACACCGTTAATTGTGTCACCTGTGGCAGCGATGATTTTCACCGTATTAGCGGTTGCGTCCGTCTTCATAATAATTAGCTGCTCATACTTTGGAAAGGTGCTGGCGTCGGGCAGTGTTATATCGATGCCTGCGCTGTCCGCCGCTGCGTAAACCTGCCGCACCGCGCTGTCCAATGTGGCATTGGCGGTAAGGTTTTTGATCGTTTCACCTGCCACCAATACGCGCTGAAGGCTGGCCTTAAATCCGTCGGTGGTGTTGTAAACTACTACAGGTCGCCAGATGTCCCCGCCGGTTGGCGTGCCAATATCGCCGCCGCCTAAATTTAAAAATCCATCTGTCCACCTGGTAACAACACCGCCAACCATGTTTCCAATTTCCGAAACGCGCTGTTTTAAGCTGGCAATGTCTTTCAGCGTAGTGCCGACCGTGTCGCGCTTGCTGGGCAGCTTTACCGCCGTGCTGAACACGGTGTCATCCCATTGGTATTTAATCCATTCGCCTGACCAGCGGGCATTGTTTGCCGTGAATGTGCAGCCGTTGTTTATGAATACCTCTCCGTCATGGACTACCGCATTCACGGTGTCGAATAGGAAGCCGGGCATATCGCGGAACTCGCCGCGCAATACCTTGCAAGGTTTCCAATGATGCGCCATAATGTAATTCGCCGTAAGTTGAGCCAGCGCGTTATTGCTTCCGGAATATCCGGAGTAAGGTTTCCACGCTGACCCGGCTTGCCATGCCGATGCAGTCGCATTGTAAATCTCAACACCTTGCGTATATTGACTGCTGCCATCCATAAGGCAATCGGTCAACTCCAATGATGCGCTATTATCTACCTGGTTAGTATTAGTGGCTACATATTCGGCAGTGTCTGTCCACTCTTGATTAGCAGTATCCGCCATGCCTTCAAAGGCCAAGCTGCCCTGCCATTTAATCTGCTGCCAGCCGCCTACCGTAGTCGGTGAATACTTGCCATTTTTCCAAGCTTGCTCCACCATCTGAACTTGGACTCTTATTCTTATATCGCTGCCAAGATTCAAGGCAGTAGGTTTGATCGGTATGTCAACATCAATCGGAATGCGCCTATTTATTCCGCCTGTATAATTGTATGGTACGTGGTAGCCAAAACACATATCGTCCGGAATTGTAGTTACCGGAGTAGCCAATGTCTGCCATTCTACGTATTCATCGCTTTCAAATTCATCCGCTGCTTCTAACGTAGGCTTAACAACAACGTGAGTAACCTTTGATGTTGCTGCATCGTAGCGGTATAAAGTTATTTTTAGACGTGAATAAAAACTGGTATCTTCAATCCATATTTTGCCAGTAACTCTCCATTGTGTAGTAGTATTTATATCGCCTAAATCCGCAGCTTTAATTCCTGTTTGATAAACCGATTGGCTTAAATCAAACATTCTTCTTCTATCCGCAGCTACAATCGCTGTCTTCAGCGCGGGAAAATAAGTATGAGTTGCGCCTGATGTCAGCTTCAAATCAGAGGTCTGCCATGTTGCGCCGTTGCGGGTGTTAATGGTTACATCTGTCTTGTATCCAGCGGTGACAATACCTGTCTTCGTGTATTGCTTTTCCGTGTAGGTGGATGAGCGGTAATTTTGATGTTGGTAAATTCGGTAGCTGCCACGGCTAAATTCTATGCGCAAGGCAAGGCTGCGCAGAACTTTTTCTAATGCTTCTTTACAGGTGATTGGTTCCCATAATGCACTATTGTCCGCTTTGTCATAATTGCTGATAAAAGCGTTTCTCTTAGCGCGAATCACTTCTAATGGGGAGCGCGAAACTAATCCCATGCTTGTTTCATAAAATTCAAGCGATGTGCGAAAATACACATCGTTTGCGCCGTAAAAGCTGTCTAGCTTGTTTGGCTTCAGCGCCTCGGTCAGGATAGTGCCTAATGTAGGCGTGTCGGTGTTTGCCGTGTTTGTGGCGTAAGTAAAATCGAAATCCTCCAGCCGGCCTAATCCATCGGTAGCGGTCAGGTCAAAGGCGTAAGGGTAGTAGCGGTTTTCAAAAACGCAAAGGTCAGGCAGTACCGTACCCAGCCACCACAAGGTAGGGGTTATACCCTGATAAATCAGGATGGTGTATTTTAGTTCTGATGAGGTCGCTAAAGTGTCGAGGAAACTTTCCTCGGTGCTGTTCTTCACCAGCCAATGAACAACCGCTTTCGATGCACGGATGGGGCTTTCACCAACCTTTGCGCCGTCGCCTTCCCACGTCGCAGTAAATCCAGGTGCGGCAACGGTAAACGTATTGACGCTGCCGGAATATCCAGCCTCATCAATGTCAATTCGCCAATCTACGGAATTGATGTCCTGAAATTCGGCCCTATATTTTACTCCCATTATCGTACCCTCCCTCTGTATGTTTCCGCCCGATCAAGCATAATCAACAGATCCTGTCCGCTGATTCGCGCCATAAGTTGACCGCCGCCCATGTCGCCGCCAATCATGTCCTTCAATTTGTTCAATGGTGCCACCACCTCAGGGTTACTTTTCGCGCCGGGGTATTCGCCCATCATGCCTACGGTTGGGCCGGAAATGATACCGCCTTCGGCGAACATACGGATGCCGGGTGCTTCGGTGCCGCCGCTTTGTTGGTTGGTTCCTGATTGCCGCCCGGCGATGCCACGCTTCATAATGCCCTTAACCGCTCCGGCTGCTGCGATAAGCGCCGCGCCTGCAACAATAGCTGTTCCGGGTGATAGCAATAATGTTTTTTGGAATGTTTCAGAAGCCACGGCTGCTGCTATCATCGCTTTACCCAATGTTTGCATAAATCCAGCGACCGCGCTAAGTATGGCGTTTCCGAAATCTTTTACCGCATAATCTGAACCGCTGGCCATGTCTTCAAACAATTGCCCAAAAGCATCTGACGTGCTGCTAATCATGCTGTTAATTTCGCCCACCATAGCCTGTCCACCAACTCGAATACCTCCGCTGGTTTCTTGGGCGAGGCCATTCATTGTAGTAATGATTTTCTGGTAATTGGTTTTTACCACCTGCGATGCTTCCGGTGGCGCCAATAGGTTTCCAAACTCTTTAGCGTTGCCAATTTGTTTCCGGAAATCTTCAACGTATTGCTTGTAGCTATAAATGTTCTGCGCCGTGTATGCGTCCCAAAATTGGCGGTTGGTCTGCATCGCGTTGTTGAAGTCCTTTTCAGACATTGCGCCAAACAGAGTAGGTGTTGTTTCAGTGAGCTTCTTTGTACGAATCCGCCCTATTTCTTCGTATTGCCTAAGGTCTTCAGCGTCACGCTTTTCTTGTGCTTTCTTTTGAGCATCGCGTATTTTTTCCTGTTCGGCAGCTAACTTTCGGTTCTGTGCAATCTGAAATTTATAATTTTCTCGCTGTATCGCTTCACGCGCTTTAATTGCGTTGATTGAATTGCCTTCTTGTAATTCAATAGTTTTAGCTGTATTTTGAAGCTGTTTTATTTTTTGATCGTGCAATTCCTTTTCGGTTGCGCCGCGCGCCTCCATGCCCAATAATTCATTTTCATTCAAATAATCTACCAAGCCGTCAACTTCTTTTGCATAATCGCGCATTTTCTGCATTGATTCTTCTTGCGCTTTTGTAGCCCTGTCACTGGCTGTTGCCATGTCGATAAGCTCCATTGCAAGATAACCAACTGCCACGGCTGCAAGGCCTATGCCCGTGCTTGCTAATGCAGCCTTGAACCCGGTAAGCCCTGCGGTTGCTGCACCAATGGATGGAACCAATGCCTTAATGGCGCCGTCTAATCCAATCAGCGCGGCAATGCCTTGCGACATGGCCATCATGCCTTGTAATTTAGCCATAGATTCCTGAGCATCTTCGGTACTCATACCCATTGCAACAAGTGCGCCCTTGACACCGGCCATGACTTGTACCACGCCCTGAATGGCCTGCGCTGCTACTTGGAATTTACCTTCAATCGTGCCGGCCATTACCGCCTGCTGCAAGTCTTCCATCGCATCCTTATTCTCGCGGGCAGCGGTCAAGGTTTGACGCAATGCGCCTTCGCCTGCCTTGCCCATCTGCTGGTAAACTCCTGCAAGGTTTTGCAATGCGCGGCCCTGCTGCCGTAATGTACCTGCATTAGCCGCTTGGCTGGCAAATTTACTTGCGGCATCGGCCAATCGCTTTTGGTCGGCTTCCGCCATATCGGCGGTTTTGCTCAGGGCCGCCCGTGCTTCGGCAAGCCCTTTCTTCAGCGCATCCGCATCGGCGCTAAGTACAATGTTTATTCCGCCGCCCTTACCTTTTGCCATCGTTAACGGTGGTAATTTACGTCAAATTCTGCTACTATGTAGTAAATCTGGTCATTGCCCGCCTCATCTTCCGGCAGATGGCTTTCGCCGATGTAGTCAATCTGAGCAACTGCCGTTCCGTTGTAGGTTCCCGGGGTCTTGCGGTCAAGTGCTACCCGTACCGCTTCCATTATGTCCTGTGCTTCGGTTGCCGTTTCCGCGTAAATGTTTATCTGCACGGTGCCGAAGTCGAAGGTGCTTGCTCCGTCAAGAGTAGACACGGGGCGGTTGCTCACAAACTGGTGCGCAATGTACGGGTAAGATGCGCCCTGTGTAGCACGCACGGGGAAAATGCGCTGGCCGGTGAGCGCGGTAACGCCTGCCGTGTTGCGCAGAATGTAATCGACAGCTTTAATTGCTTTGTTCATCGTCTTTTATCTTAGGCGGCAAGGTTGCCGGAAATCTCTTATCGTTTCGCATCGCCTTTGCCTTCGCTATTGTTTCCCTTTGTCTGTCCTCCAGTTCGTCTGGGAATATCAGCAGGTCAAGCGGCGATATGCTTTTCTTCGACCACGGTTGCAGCAGTACCGCTGCCATCCATCGGGTTCGGTTCCACGCGGCGCGCTCTGTATCGAACTGCTGCTTTCGCCAGCCTTTAACCCGGTAGTGCCAATACTCCGGGGTTGCATCGTGCCACTCAGTCTCGGTCATTCCCATCTGGCCGTAAGCCATCTGGAAAAGATAGTCCCAGGTTAGGGGTTCGGTTGAACCCCTGGCGCGTTTCCCTCAGCTTCTCCGGTGTCGGTTGTGTCAGTGTTTAATCCTAAGCACTTCATAAATGCTTCGGTAAAACATTCCACAGCCGGGCGCAATTCGGTAAGGCTGTCCACGGAATCAAGCAGCATATCCACGCTGTCAAATGGGGCTTTCTTGCCGTTGTTTTTCGCTTCGGTTTTCAGTCCGTACAAGGTTGCGACCGCTGACAATTCAATAACGTCTGCCGTATCGGTAGATTGCATAATTTGCAGCAACCCTGCGGGTTCGGCTTTGAAATGTTTCGCGATGGCGTAAATGGTTCCCAAGCGGTATTGAACCGTGTGTTTTTTGCCTGCAATGGTGATGTGTGCGCTGCTCATTTATTCAGTAAATTAAGGGGTAACAGTTCCTTGGGTGATAGTGCCGGTCATCTGCAGAGAGCAAGTGAAGGTGGCCTCGGCGTTGTTCGGTGCGCTGAAATTCACATTGGTGATATACGCACTTGATTCGTAGTAGGTGTCGCCGCTTACCTGGCTTGACCAACGCACGGTAATAGCAGTGCCAGCCAGTGCATCAGTTACAAGGTCGGAAGGTGATACCAGCGAACCGCCAATACTGCCGTCCTGTTCCAATAGTCCTTCAAAATCAAACGTGCCGCCCTTCTCGCCGGGGATAAATTCTTTGTATCCCGCACTGTCTTTGGTGGTGATTTCAATCATATCAATGGAAATATCCACTGATGTAGAGCGACCGTTTGCGATTTTGGTCGGGGTGGTGCTGATGGTTTTATAAAGGCCAATCAGCGTGCCGTTCATTATTCCGGTTGTTGCCATATAGTTTTATTGATTTGTTTTCGGGTTTTTTATGATGTTTTCAAGACCTTTTTTGATTCCTTCCGTTACCGCGTTCTGGTTAATGTCCAATGCCATCTGCATGAATTTATTGGCGCGGCGTTTTCCGGTGCGGCTATCGGTCTGGATGATGTTGCCGTATTTGCCGGGGTTTGCTTTGGCTGATTTATTCTTGGTAGCCTTGATGCCAATCAGGGCCACGTTGCGGAATTGCTTATCGCTTTTGGAAATCCAACCAATAGCGCGCTTCAGTGTTCCTGTTTTATGCGGGGCCATAGCACGGGCAGAATCAATAATGCGCTGTCCGTTTGTTTTTAGCACGCCCTGAACCTTCCCGCTATCCAATGCTTTCACAATGTCATCAAGCTGCGCGATTGCTTCGGCTTTGCCTTCGATTTTTAAACCGATCATTCTTGCCTCCGCGATTTAAGTTCCATCAGATTCTTGCGGCCTACCTCGGTAACAGCAAGGATGTTATAAACTTCGCCTTGGTATTTTAGCCGGTCTTTAGGGTTCACCCCAGCATAATACCGGATGGTAAAAACCACCGGGCGCTCGGCTTCGCGTTTGTCACCATTTACCGCTTCCGTGCCGGGATCGGCTTTGTACATTGCCGGGCAAGTGATCAGCGCGCTCCACGTCTTCACCTGTTCGCCTATGGCATTGGTTGAGGTCGTGAACCGCTCAATGGTTATCTGTCTGTCAAATCTTCCGGGGTTCATACAAATTGATGGATGCGATAGGGGTTCAATAGGTATTCCGTGCCACGGGAAAGGGTTGTTTCAGTTGTGCCTATTACCTCGTTTTTGCGTTCCTCGTACAAGTCCCCGGTAATCAGCAGAATTGCGGCCCGTATTGCGCCGGGAAGATTGCCGGGTGTGTAGCCCATCTGCGCGGTAATAATGACGCTATCGAGCCGGTCATCATTCACGCTAGGGGTGATGGTGTGCCAAAACAGGCGCAGTCTATCGCGCTGAAGCTGTGTACTGTAATTCGCAGCGGGCCATGTTTGCAGCACATTGGCGGTATCGTAGTATTTAACCGCCGTGAGGCTTTGAGGTTTGCCGTAGAAATCGGTGATGGCTTCTTTAAAATCGGCCATTTCCAATTGGCAGTTTGCCAACCTGATAGTGCTACCAATGTAGTTTTCCGCAATATCAAAGGCTGCATCAAGAATCCCGGCAATGTATGCGTCTTCGTCTGTGTTGATGACGCGTAGGTGTTCCTTGACATCATTAATGCTGATGTAGCTTGTTGCCTGGTGGATGATGCTGTTTACCTTTTGAATCACTTACGGTTGCGCTTTTCGGGTTTTGCTTTGGATTCGGCTTTCTCGATTTGAAGTGTTTCCAAAATGGAAACAATTCCAGCATCGAGTAGCTGTTTTGCTTTTACCTCCGGAAAGGCGGCTTCATCGCCCACATTGTAGGCGTAGTTCCAGCCTGCCGGGTGCTTGATAAATTTTACTTTTATCATAACTTTTTTTAGCCCCGGCGGGTGCCATCGGTGGCACCTGTTGGCAGTCCCTCTGCCCGCCGGGACACAACACACACATCACCAATTCAGGCTGTGTGTTGTGTGGCCATATTAGGCCGGTGTGGTAGCGTCGATGTCTTTGCAGACTGCGAAAGACTTAGGCTGCAATACGCCTACATCTACGAAGCTGTTCAACACGATGTTTGTAGTTCCGCTCAGGCTGCTGCTGTATGGATCAACAAGAATTGACATACCGCCCCAGCTTGCGATGGCCAGCTTGCTAAAGTCGCCAAAAATCAGTGCGCTCAGGTCGCTGCTGGTGCCTTTGGTCAGGTTGTTAGGTACGCAGCTAGTAACATTCAGGCCGTAGCCGGTCGGAGCCAGCGCAGGGTTAGTAACGATGAAGTTACCCTCTACACCGCTGGACTGCTTGGGGCGAATCATCGCGTCACCCAATACGGTGGGGTTAGTCAGGTAAGACGGGGCAAGCAGGGTGCCGTTGTTTTCCATCACCTTTTTCATCAGGTTCACCCAGTCGGCATACACCTGGTTTGCGCCGTTAGCATTGGTTCCTACTGCGGCAGCATTGCCAGCGTAAGTTACAAGAACATCAGAGTTGCCGATGATACCGGTAGGCTCGTTGGAACCGCCGCCCTTGATAGCAGCCTTTTCCAAAGAAACAGCCATGCAAGACAGCAGGTACTGACGGATGTAGTTTTCGATGTCATTGGAACTCTGAATCATCAGCTGGCTGGTAACGGGAATGTAACCTGCAAGACGCTTCGGAGAAAGCGTAACCTTGCCCCAGGTAGCGGTCAGGTCGTTAGCGGAACCGGTTTCAGTTTCCCAAGCGGCTTCAGGTGTAGAAGTGTTGCGAGGAAGAACCAGGTTGCCCACCAATCCGTCAAAGCGCTGGATGCCCATCTGTGCCAATACCAAATAAGGTGAAAGTGCGTCGATGATGCCGCCTACATTGGTGGCAACATTCACGCCGCCTTCGCTTCCGTTAGAACCGCCGGTAGCAGACTGGGTGCGCTTCTCTGCGCCTTTCTGAGTCATGCCGCGATGGAACACCATCTTTGGGATCAGGTATTCAGAACCTGATGTGGCTACACCTGCGTGACGCAGTTCGTTCACAGCTTCCTGGTGCATTTCAGCTTCCAGTCCGGTCAGGTTGCGCTTTTCCAAGGCGGCCTTCATAAGGTTGCGGAAGCTGAAGTTTTCGCGAACGTTCTTCTCGTCTTTGCTTTCGCCGGAAGTTCCATGTACCACAGGGGCAACAGGGGCAGCGGCAGCGGCAGCGCGCTGGGCAGTTTCCAAAGTGTCAATTTCCGCGTTCAGCTTGTTCACCTCATCAGTGATTTCAGCGGTGCGGGTGATTTGCTCCGCGCTTAGGCTATCGGCAGCCAGCAGGGCAGACAGCTCCGTGCGGAGGTCGGCCAGCTTTTCGCGCTTTTCTTTCAGTGCTTTCATTTTATGGTATTTATTAGGGTTTGTTTGATTTGGTTCTTTGCGTCAATCTGAGCCTGCGCAGCCTGTGCGGCTTTGTCGGATTCCGCTTGCAATGCGGCCCTCTCTTGCTTTATTGCCTCCATGTCGCGGGCGGCAATGCTGGTCCCGGAATAGGCTGGGTAAGTTACCGGGCTGACATCGTACAGGGCGCGAACTTCCAGTATTCGGCGGGTACCTTGCTCGCCGTACTTATCGCTGTGCAGCCATTCGGTGCGCTGGATGGTAAAGGCAAAGCTGCTCTGAGTGATGTCGCCGCGCTGAATGCTGCGCACCCAGGTAACGTGCGTTGGATTTTCTTTGTCCGGTGTAAAGCTGTAGGCAAGCTGGCCGGCTTCGTTCACCCATACTTTGGCGGTGCCTGAAGTGTTGCGGCCCAGCACTATGTTGGGATCGTGATTGCCCAAAACGCGAATATCGGAATTGGTCAGGGCATTGTCGAATGCGCCCGGTGCAATCTCTTCCTCGAACCAGCCGATGTCGGTTCGCTCATTCACCACGGCTGCAATGCCTTCGACCTGGTCGGGCCAGTCTTGACCTTCAGCCATGCGGAGTTGCACGGTGCCGGTTATCGAGCGACGCTCTATAGTTGGGTTAGTTGTTTCCATCTGGGTTATTGGTTTGGCTCGCAGCTTGTGGGGCTGCGTCAATTTTAGATTGAATCCAAGGGCGCATCATGTCTGATGGCACCAGGTTGGATTCGGTATAGGTTGTGTTGCCATCGGTCAGCAAGTCCATGTCTTCGAACTTGCGCGCGTCGTTAGGTGAAAGCCAACCGCCGCGGATGCCGATGTTGTAAAATTCTGCCCGGCTTTTACTATCGGCGCGGAGCAGGCTGTTAAACTGAAACTTGAAATAGTAACTGCCTTTCTCATCTTCTCTCAGCAGCTTACGTTTCAATTCCTCCTCCATCATTACCACCAATGGCAGCATGGTCTGCACATAGAAGTCCTGCGCCTGCTGTTCCACGGAAGATTTTATCCCGCCATCGTCCGCGCCAATCATGTAGGCTGGCACACCGAACATTCTTGCGATGTCCTTTGCTCCGTAGCTGCGGGTCTGGAGGTATTCCGCCTCCTGTGGTGAAAGGTTCAACTGCTTCAATTCGCTGCCATGAGGTAGCACGGTTGCCGGGTCGCTTCCGTCAAGAACCTTATTGAAGCTTTCTTTAAGGTCTTTGGATTGTTTTTGATCAAGCTGCTTGCTGCCATAGGTTATGACCCATTTAAGGCTGGCATTTTTACCGTAAAACTGCGCGCTGGCTTTTTCCGCGCTTAGGTTGATCCCCAAGCTGGTGGCGTGCATCGCAATGGGTGACATACCAACTACCGCGCTGTCGTAGCACAACCCTTTGAAGTGCAGCATTTCCGTTGCCGGTATTGGTTCGGATTCGTCTTCTCCCTGGATGTGGTAAAATACCACCTCATCAGCAACCTTTACCGTAACGCGGCTGTGGTGAATTGGTTCCAATTCAATTGGCCGCTGGGTGGCTGGGTCGCGGTAAATTTTTACAAAGGCGTTTCCGGAAATGTCAAGCTGTGCGCTTACCCACTTGATGAATTGAAAGCGGGTCTGCATCTCATTCGGTTCTTGAATCAGCTGATACAGCGGGTTTTCATACGCAACTCGGCGGCCCTGTGCATCCACCACGTACAGCTTCAGCGGCATCGTTGCAAGGCTGTCAGCTTTTACCCGTATGCAGGAATGCACGGCAGCTAATCTCAGCGCCGTGTCGGGGTTTACAGCGATTGAGGTGCCGCCAAAGATACCGCGCACGGCATCGTAAGCAGCCCTTATCAGCTGGTCGGCATACCCATTACTCCTGCGCTCGGTAGCAGATGTATTGCTCCGGTGACGGGTAATCTCCAGCCCAGCTATTCGCACGGGTCAAATTTGCGCCCGTATTTATGGTGGTGCTGTGAACTTTGTTTACTTTTTTCTTGAATTTTTATTGTATCTGTGGTAACACTGCCGGAAGCTTTCAAAATCCGCGTATCTGGCGCGCTCGTTCTGCGCCTCGCATTCGTCCTCGGTCAGGTAGTACGCCTGCCGTTGGCTTACTCCAGTGCGCAGGTGTTCTTCGTACCTTGCGAAGAATACCTCCCGCATCCATAGGTTTTTAGAAAACGACAAAATCTGCCTCCTTATCCTGTAATTGTGCGTCCATCATTTCTCCGATGGCCATAACCATTGCCACAACTCCGTCCACCTTATCGCCTGATTTTGCCTTATCTACCTTGACGTTATTGGCCGGGTCTTTGGTCAATAACACGTTGCCCATCATCCAGCGAAGTACGGCATTACCACCGTGAATAATTGCGCCTTTCTTCGCCATCCGCTCTACCTCTTTTGTCGGGGCTGACATCGAGCCATAGCCCTGACCGAATGGTGCCATCTTCACGCCGCTGTCCATCAGTTCCGCTACCGGTTGTGTTGCGTTCCACCGGTCAAAGGCTATACTCTGAATAGGTGCGCTGTTTATTGTTTCCATTATGTGTTTTACAATGTAGCGGTAATCAGTGACGTTCCCGGGTGTTGGAATTATCAGGCCATCCTGTACCCATTGGCGTATCTGTGTTCCTGTTGCGTCGCGTCTGTTTTCGATAGTTTCTTCTGGCAGCCAAAACATAGGCTTTACATAGATTTTTTCCGGGCCTTGCCAAACCCGTACGAATGCGTTAAAGTCCGATGTGCTGCCCAAGTCCAAACCGCCGTAGCATGGGTATTGGCTCAGTTCTTCATCGGTCGGCAATGGTTCGGCGCCAGCCATCCACTTCGCATCTGGTATCCATGTCACTGCGCTGTCCGTCCAGATGTTCAGGTACTTTGTTTTAAACTCCACCTCTTTGTGCGCCATTTCTTGCGCTTCCCTAAAATCCTGATGCAGCTTCTTTGGGAATACAGATACGCCCCAGTTCGGATTTGCTTTCTGCCAGACAGACGGGTCGGCCCAATCATCAGCCTGGTCAATAGTCCAGATTGCAGCGAAAGTGTTGGGGTCTTCAACTTGGCCATTCAATACCTTCTCGCAGTATCGCTGATATTTCAGCGCGGGGCTATTTCGGTCGAAGCCGGCTGTGGTTACTGTAAACATCATCGGTTGCCGGCGCGCGCCCATGCCAGTAAGCAGCACGTTAAACAGATTGTCATTCCGGTGCGCATGGTATTCGTCAAGTGCCACGGCGTGTGGGTTTAATCCGTCCAATGTTTTGTCTTCAGATACCAGCGGTTTTAATTCGCTGCGCTCGTACTTCAGATATTTTATCCGGTCGGAATTGGCATACTTGATTTCATCGGAAATTATCGGAGAATCTTGCGCCATGCGGTATGCTTCCTCCCAAATAATTTTAGCTTGTTCCATCTTGGTCGCGGCCGTGTAACACTCGGCTGCCGGTTCACCATCAGCGCAGAGAAAGTACAACATGACCGCCGCCGCTAATGTGGACTTCCCATTCTTGCGAGGCACGGCAATGTAGGCTTTTGTAAATCGGCGCAATCCGTCCTGATCCACCCATCCGAACAGATTAATGATGATGAACGCCTGCCAGGGTTCCAGGTAAAATTGGTTTCCGGCAGTGTGGCCTTTTGTGTGCTTCAGGTGTTGGATAAATGCCAATGCTTTAGCTGCGTGCTTCCGGCTGAAGGTGTATCCATCAGGTTCTGTTTCCATTTCGCGGAGAAAGTTAACGGCGGCATTCTTCAGGTGTACACATGACGGTATTTTGTCCGCTGCGATTTCCTGAGCAAAATTTATCCCTGTGCTTACGTTGGCGGGTGTCATACCTCAAGGTCTTTAATGTCCACGCCGCCCAATAATTGGGCCAGCTTGTTCTGCGGTGACTTGTTTTTGTCGTTCACATAGGCCCGCGCCCTTGGTGTCATGCCAAAATCGTTCAGCATTTTAAAGTAGTGCGCCCGCACCAACATCAGCGCACGGTACTTTGGATTCATCGAAGGCTCGCCCGTCTTTCCATGATACACAACAATTTCCATGCTCCCATCTTCGCGGACAATTTCAGAGCGAAGGTGTTGCACTTCTTCCCAGGTGTTGCATAGTTCAATGACAGAATCAAGGTCTGTCCATGAATCGCAGCCCAATGCGCGGCTGATTTCCACAACCCTAAAGAAGAAGGTGTGGTATTCCTGTGATTTGCCAGATGGTGGTTGCACACCTTCTGGCAATTTAGTTTGAATGCTTTCTATCGGATCTCGTTTCCTACCTCTTGCCATGTTTCAAAATTCCAATTTACTTTCCCCGTGTTCAAAATTAACCACGCGC